CACCAATATCTCCTCCCCCAAATGATGGTGGTGGTGCCAATTCTTCTTCACCTCCTGGTGTTGTAGACGCACCCGCACTTGGTGTTGCACCTGTATTACTTCCATAAAGTTTATCAATATTATCAAATAAACCTGTTTTGGTAATAACCGTTGCGGTTGCTTTAAGTTCTTCACCAACAGCTCTCTCAATTCTTTGTTGTTGTAAATCCAAACGAACTTCTTCATCTGACCATCCAAAGATATGTTTCTTAGCCCATGTAGATGAGGTCGCCTGAATTCCGTTACCAGGGTCGGACACCAAATCTTTATATAAAAGAACTTTTTCTTTCCAAACGTCAATTTTTAATAAGTCTGCTTGTGTTGAAGGGTTTGATAAACCTAATGTAAAGTTATCTAATTCATCTTCAAACCCAAGTAAAAATAAGTGTACGATTGCGATTTTATTTAGTTCAGCAATCATACTTTTTTGAATTCTGTTAATAGTTCTTGCGAAACGAATATCTTGTAATGATAAATTTTTACCATCACCCACAACTTCTTCAAACCCTAAAAACGCTTTAGGAACACGAAGAGCCGTTAATAATTTCTTTTGGATGTATTCAATATCGGCAATCTCAGAAAGGTTTGTCGCTCCCGGTAATGTCGTAATTGGGTCCGGAGCCGCAGGGTCTCTTACCGGAATGAAATAATCTTGGTCAACCGCCATTTGATTGAATCTCATATCCACGTTACCCGTTTTATTGTCAACAACTTGTTCTCTTTTGAATTTGTTTGCAACACGATTAACGTAAGCTTCAACATCATCATCGTTCATATTACCCACAAACACCTTAAACATTCTTCTTTCAGGTGCTCTTGATGTACGATAAATTAACATCGCATCTTCAGATAATAATAATTGTTTCCAAATTCTTCTAGCCTTTTCTAACATAGAAGTACCATACGGAAGTTTTCGGTCATCACCTAACAATCTAAAGTGACCAATCTCCCATGACTGAAATTCCATGTTTTTATTCTTCCAAGTAAAATGAAGAGCCTTTTTGTCTTTATCTACTTCATGAGTAATGTCAGTTGAAATTTTTGCACTTACACCGACCTCATGACGTTCAATTTCAATCGTAGGTAATTGTTGAACCCCTACGATACCCTTTTCAGGGTCTAATTTCAAATAAATAAAGTTATCACCATACTTACAAGTGTTTCTTGTCCACATTGGTAAATTGGTGTTAATATCAAGTGAATTGTTAAATAAATCCGCCAATACTCCTTTAATCCTTTTTGATTCGGAATAAATTTGTAGAATAAATCCATCCTCATTTGTCGTTGTAGATTCTTCGGCGTAGATATCTAACGCCGCTGATATCTCAGGAGTATACTCCATTGACTCGTAATCGTATTGTGCGGATAACCTTGATGGTTCGTAATAAATTGCTTGTGAATATAAGTTATTCTCAACTTTAGCCCATTGGTTTGTTAAGTAATAGGTTTGTTGTGCCTGTAACTTTTCTTTTTCGTATTCACCTTTATTGTTGGTACGTAATAATTCCTTCTTATCAAACTTAAATGTTGGATAATCTTGATTTAATAGGGAGTTAGGTCCAAATGTTTGGGACAATCTCTGCCATACCGTCATATTATTTTGTTGTTCGCTCATGATATAAATTTACTTGTTTCCTCAGTAATATAAATAGTATTACCCTCCAAATAACCACCCATACTTTTGGTAATCTTCTCTACTTGGTCCTTGATTTATAGGTTGTTGTCTACCCATTTGAGGTATCATTGGATTAAAAAACTCCGCCGAGTTTTTATTTTCCGTTACCGCAGTTGACCAAGAGTTTAACATAGCTCTTGTATGATTAGTCACCTTTTCTAATGATTGAAATGATTTCTCTGCAACATATATTGCCATTGCAATACTCATGATACAGTCATCGTGATGCATTTTTTGGTGGTCAGGTCGTCCATTGATATAAACAAATGTGTTCATTTCATTATATAAACGACTTGAGTAAATCCTAAACTTATGTCTCATAGCCTCTTCAAAAGATGCGATGATTTGAACCCTTTTTGAATTAAAGTTAATTCCCGGGATTTTTTCATTTATCTTCGCATCGTATTTCCACTTATTGGTCATATCAACACCATCAACATATAATCCCCCTTGGTAATTCATTTCTTGGAGTTTCCTTGCGGTTGCAACCCCCATACCTCCGGTTAAATCTACAACACAGAATGCACTATACATGGAACCCCATTTATACGCAACTTCGGCTAAGATATCAGGTGGGACTTTACCAACGTATTCTAATACTTGTTCTCTGGTGTCAAAATCAATAATCTCAATACTTGAGAAATCCTCAGAATCCCCACGAGATACGTCAACCCCCATAACATACTTATGTCCATTTTCAGGTTCTTTCCAAATCCAAAGACCACCACCCATTAATTTCGCTTGTGGTTCTCTTACCTGGTTTTTGGCAATGTCTTGCATCATATCAGAATCAAATACGTTATCTCCGGAACCTAAGAAGTTACATTCTAACTCCTGAGCAACCTTACGTCTATCGTACTTTAATTTTTTAACCATACTTTCAAACCAAGCGGAACATGGTTTGTACCCATCCTCAATATATTTGGTTACAATTGAATGGTCTCTCTCGAAAGGATTTGGCATTGATAAATCGACAATAACGTCATCAAGGTTATATTCCTCACGGTTCAGTAAGAAATGAACTAAATCGTGAGTTTTTACCATATACAAATCTTTTGTATAACGAGGGTCACGATACCAAAACATCTCAGAAATTTTGAAATCATTCATATTTCTAAGTGCTTGGTCATAAATCTCATAGTAGATTGGGTCATAACCATTTGGAGTGGAAACCACAATTACCTTACCCCCTGTAGATAGGGACGCCATACACGCTGACCAGAAATCTCCGTCAGCCTCAATAAACGCAGCCTCATCAAATATCAGAATGGTTGGGGTATAACCCCTCAAAGCATCTCGGGATGTTGCCACGGCCTTAACCTCACAACCATTTGTTAGTTTGAAATGTCGTTGTGAATTCTTTTCACTTGAAAATCCAACACCGACCCAACTTGGCCACTGTTCAGTAAATCCCCTAACTTTGTTAGCCATCTCCATAGAGGTATCTAACTTATTGGCAATGATTAGAATTTTTTCAGGTTTAGTTTTGTGGGCAAATACTAATCTCTTAGACGCCCAAGCTGCGGTTACTGTAGATACACCGGCTTGTCTGTACTTAAGGGCAATGTTCTCATTATAGTTTTCATAATCCTCAATCAATGAAACTTGGTCGGGAAATAGATTTAATGGAACGTATTTAGACACCGTATTATCGTATGTCTGTAAATAAGTACGAAGTGCATAAGGAGTATTCCTCATACACTTCGTTACTTCAATGATTAATTGTTCTTTATTATTCAAAAGTCATTTTTGGTTAGTTTGGTCTCGAAATACCTAAACTACCCAAGAAATCATCTAATCCGTCGTCTTCGTCTTCATCAGAATCAATACCTTCTTCTTCTTGGTATTCTTCAAACTCATCTTTCATTTTGATAGCCTCTCTCATAATTTCTTCAAATTTTGATTTCGCTTTCGCAACTTTAGAAGAATCTTCAGAGATAGCATTTCCGATGATATCTAAAAACTCTTGGGCTTCAATTTGGTATAACAAAGTATGAAACCAGTTTATCAAACCTTTATTTTCAGGTTCGTACATTTTATCAGGTAATGCAAACCTTATTCTTTCTACGATTTCAGGTCCAATTCTCAATTGCATTGGTTCGTTAGATAAGACATCTGTTTGACCCATAACACGTTGTGCCATTTCAGGGTCTTTTGGTAATCCATGTCTACCTTTAGCCTCTTCTAATCCTTTGATGATTTCGTGACATAAAATTGGAAAAATCATACCAAACGCTTTGATTACCGTGTCCGGAGTTTCTTCTCCTTCTTCCCCTTCTTCACCGTCTTCGTCATTGTTATCTAATTCAACTTTACCTGCAACCCCTTGACCTGTTTGACTCATCATTTCAATCATTTGTTCCATACTAAAGTATAAGAAGTCATTGATTGCCATAATACCTAAATAATCTCTGTATAGAGATGGGTCAATTTCATCAAGTCTTGCCTTGATGTCCGGTTTTTGAAACATATAGTGTCCTTTCTTCGCAGCCCCTTGAATGAT